TCAGCGACCACCCGACCTCGACCTGCACGTCGTTGGGCGGGCGGCCTGGACCGTCCCACCCGGCCTCGATGAGCCCGTCCGGGGGCAGCTCGCTCGGGTCGCGCGCGGCGAACGAGCCGACGATCACCGTCGTCAGCCCCTCCGGGCCGGGCGGACCCACGGGGCCGGTCCCGCCCTGCGGCCCGGACGGGCCATCGGGGCCGGGCGGACCCTGCGGCCCCGGCGGGCCTTCCGGTCCTGGGACCTCGCTGGGCGGCCCCGGCGGCCCTGACGGGCCTACCGGCCCGAGCGGACCCTCCGGGCCGGGCGGCCCTCCGGGGTCGCCGTCCGCGCCGGGCGGACCTTCCGGGCCGGGCGGACCGGGCGGGCCGGACGGACCGGGCGGGCCGGGCTCGCCGGGCGGGTAGTCCTGGCTCCGCGGCACGAGGGTCATCTCCTCGGCGGTCGCCGCGCCCGCCGGGACCTCGACCGTGCCGAGCTGGACGCCCAGGTGCTCCCCGCCGGGCGGGAACACGCGGAGCTGGTACTGCGCCGCCTCGGGGTCGGTGACGACGGCCCACAGCTCGTCGGCGCGGTCGTCGTCGGGGTCGCCGGGGCTGGCGTCGGCGGTCATGCCCACGGGCGAGGTGAGCACCGCGACCGTCCCGTCGCCGCAGTCGGCCAGCGCCAGCCACCCGGCGTCAACCGAGATCGCGAGGCCCGCCCCGGCGGACAGCGCGGCCGGGGTCACGACACCCGTCGCGCGCCCGGCCAGGGCGGTGATCACCGCGCGGTCATCCCATGCGCTGTAACGTCCGCTCTGACCCCAGCGGAGGAGCTGCGGGCTGGTCATCGCTAGCTCCCCAGGTCCTCGACCGTGAAGGTCTGCACGTAGGGACCAAGCTCGGTGTACCCGCCGGGCCGGATCGTCGCGGTGCCGTTGGTCCATATCCGGCCGTCGAAGATGCGCGTCACCGGCTGGTCGTTGAGCGCGTGCCGGAACACGTAGTCAACCTCCGCGATCACGGGCACCGCCCACCGCGACCAGCAGATGACCCCGCCCCGCATGACCGTGTTGTTGAAGCCCTGACCGGCGGTGCGCTGGAAGATGCCGATCCGGCCTTCGAGGCTCTGCGCGGCGGGCGGCTGGCCGAGGATGGACGGGCACGCCGCGTAGTACCGGACGCGATACCACTGGCCGACCTCGATCCGTACCGCCAGGCTCTCCAGCGCCCGGCTCTGCGCCGCGCCGGGCGTCGTGGCCTGGTAGTCGTTGAAGCCCTGGCTGGCTGGCAGGTACGTCACCGAGAGCACCCGCCGCTCCACCGAGGCGTCAACCGAGACCAGGTTCATTTGGTTCGCCAGGTTCGCGCCCTGCGGGACGGTGATGTTCACCAGCGGGATACCCGACAGCCCGGCGGTCGCCGCGAGCGGCATCACCGTCAGCCGGAACGTGCCCTCGTCCGGGTTGGTCTCGCACCAAACAACGTCCTGGCGGCTGCCGCTCGCCGGGCCGGGTGCGGCATCGACCACCATGTCCTCGCGGGAGCCGACGACCGCGCTCGTCAGGTCGTCGCAGCTCGCCACGCCGACCCACCCGCCGGTAATGAGGATCTGGAGGCCCGCCCCGGCCTGCACCCTGACCGGGCGGACCAGCCCGAGGCGGCCAGCGGTCACGGCGCTGATCACGGCCCGGTCGTCGGAGGCGTCGTAGTTCCCGGCCTGCCCCCACGCGAGCTTCCCGGTTGCTGGTGTCGTCATCGAGGTCTCCTATTCGCGCCTCAGCCCGCCGCTGTGGAACAGGGCGGCGGTGGTCCGGTCGGTCCTGAGTAGCCGCTGCGCCACCGTCTCGCGGGTGACCTGCGGCGGCTGGAGCAGCGCCAGCGACCACGTAGCGGTGCCCGCGCCCGCGTTGATCTCGACCTGCTGGAGCCGGGCGGCGAACTCGACCCCGGCCGGGATCAGCGGCGTGACGGCCCGGACGGTCACGGTGTCGCCCGCGCCGTAGCTGGTGATCACCGGGTACGACTCGGGCGGGCTCCCGGTGACCTGCTGCGCGGGCACCGAGTTGATCTCCGACGCGGTGAACGCCCGCTCCCGCAGCGTTGCGACCAGGATCGTGCCCGGCCAGTCATCGACGGCATCGAGCTGAGGCAGCCGCGGATTCGGCCGGTCGAGCCGCACGACCGGGCGAGGCGGCGGCGGGTCGTGCTCGGCGTCGGCGGGAAGGTCCCCGACCGCGTAGGTGCGGGTGCGGAGCTGGTCGGAGTCGAACTGCGCCCGGTAGGACAGCACCGCGCCGGGCACCGACACGCCGAGCCCGGCCACGTCGGAGCCCACGCGCGGGGAGGCGATCCGCAGCGTGCAGACCGGGCGGGCGGTCCCGGCCATCCGGTACTCCGTGCGGAATTCCGGGCCGCTCAGCACACCCGCCAGGTTGATCAAGAGCTGGCCCCGGCTCCCGCCCTCCAGGTACTCGTACTTGCGGTCGCGCGGCCAGCCGATCCCCGCCTCGGTGACGATCTCCACGCCGACCTCCTCGACCGGCTGGGCGATCTCCCGCGCGATGATCGTCTGCTCGATCCGCGTGAACGTGCCGCCCGGCCCGCCGTCGATCGGCGGCCGGTCCCACGGAGCGTTCGCGTTCTCCCGGTCCCACTGCCGCCGGGTGAGGTAGCCGGGCAGCTCGGTCATGGTGAACTGCGGGTGCGCGGACCCGTCCTGGTCAGCGAGGCCGGTCGGCACCCCGCAGAACAGCGGAGACCCGTCGTAGAGCGCCCACACCCGCCAGCCCCACAGCGTGAGCAGGGTCTCGGCGTCGAGGCCGCACGGCAGGTTGACCGTCATGTTGCCGTACCCGAAGGCGTTGAGCCGCTTGACGCAGTAGAAGCTCGACACATCGACCATCCCGAGCCGCTGGTACGGCGGGACCATCGTCTCGGCCCAGAACGTCCAGCGGCCGGGCAGCGGGACGTGCGGCCGGGTCGGGTCCAGCGCGAGAGGCAGCGCGAGCGGCGTCGTCATACCCACGTGGACCGCCACGCCAGCGTGATCGACCCGAGCCCGGCGGCCCGCAGGAACCAACGCGAGGAGCTGCCCGGCGGCACGACCATCGGCCTGCTGCCGGGCAGGATGTAGCTCGCCCGCGACAGGCCGCCCTCGGCCTCGGCGGTCAGGGCGGCGGTGGAGACGAGAATCTGCACCCGGTCATCCAGCGGCGCGATCCGGATGATGCCGCTGCGGTTGTCCGACAGCGCCGACTCGGTGAGCTGGCCCTCGTACAGCGCATAGACCGGGGCGTCCGCGTTCCCGTCGTTGCGCAGCATCGCGGAGTTCGCCACGTAGGGCGAGGCGTAGTGCCAGCCGTACTCCTTCGGGTATTCGCGGCCGGTGCCCTCGGTGACGTTGCTCAAGGTGGCGGTCTGCCAGGTCCCGTGGTACAGCGCCGGGTCGGCGGCGGTCAGCGTGACCTGATACCGGAACCCGCCCGAGCCGAGCGGCGTATGCCGGTAGGCGTCGGTCCCGGCCCGCACGTCGGCGGTGAGCACCCGCCCCAGGTCGAAGTCACCGACCGCCAGCAGCACCGGCTCCCGGTTCGCGGCGCGGGCGGCGAGCTGGTCTCGGAGCCTGCCGAGCTCGTAGCGCGGCCCGGCCACCACGCCCGTGATCACGATGGACCGCGACCGCATCACCTTCGGCCCCCACGCCGACCCGTCCGAGATCACCCGCGCCACGTCGTTGCCCTCGACCGGCGGGGAGTCGAGCCACCCGGTGATGTTCTCCACGACCAGGCACGTCCCGTTGTCCTGGTCGCCGGTATTGAGCCAGAGGTTGTCCCACACCACGGGGATCGGAGGCCGCGACGGCTCGCGGGGCGGCACCTGGTACGTCCAGTCGAAGTCTCGGTCGTAGCCGCGCGTCGGGACCACGCGGCGGACCCCGATCGGCATCTTGGTCGCGGTCATGCGATGCCCCCTGCGGTCGCCCACGCCAGCTCACGGGAGACCATCGCGGCTAGCTGCTGCTCGTCCATCCCGGCGGACGGGTAGACGTTGATCACCGGGCCTCCCGCGCCGCCCATCTGGCCGGCCCCGGCGAAGCCGCCGCCCGCCAGCGGCGAGCCGATGTCGGGCAGGGCGGGGAGCTCCAGGTGATCCGCGGCCCGGTCCATGCCGACCTCCACGCCCTCGATCAGGCCCTCGCCGAACGGCATCGTGTAGCGGGACGGGGAGCCGATCCCGAACGCGGACTTGAGCCCGCCGAGGATCGGCCCGGCCACGTTGTTCTGGAGCCAGCCGCCCATCTGCGAGGCCGCCGATAGGCCCTGCTGGAGCCCGGCGATCATCTGCTGGCCGACCGGGGTCATCGCGGCGGCGTCGAGGCCGCTCTTGAGCGCGCCGACGACCGGCCCGGCCACGTTGTCCTGGAGCCACCCGCCGAGCTGCTTGGCCTTCTCCAGCGCGACCTTGAGCCCTTCCAGCAGCTCGCCGCCGATCGTGATCGTGAACGAGCTCGGGCTGAACACCCCGAACCCGCTCTTGATGAACCCGAGGACCGGGCCGGTGACGTTCGAGCCGATCCAGCCGCCGAGGCCCTTCGCGGCGGACAGGCCGGCCTTGAGCCCTTCGACCATCGAGGAGCCCGCCGACTGGGCTCCGCTGACCATGCCGGACCACCCGGACGACACGGTAGAGCTGATCTGGCTCATGGCCCCGGAGATCACGCCAGTCATCCGCGACCAGCTCTCGGACACGTGGCCGCCGATCGCGCTCGTCGCCGACGACACCACGTTGACCAGCCCGGAGAACGCGGCCGAGATCGCGCCTCCCATCAGCCCCGCGACCGCCGACGCGGCCTGGCCGAGGAGCCCGAACGCGGGTATCAGCCCCGGACTGCCCCCGGTGATCCAGTGCCACAGCTTCGACACGATGCCGATGAGCCACTCCAGGGCGGTCCCGAGGAGCTTCACCGGATTCAACACCGAGGTAATCGCCTGGACCCAGGTCAGCAGCTTGATGGCTACCTCGGCGATCGGCACGATGACCTTGACCAGCACCTCCAGCACGAACCCGATCACCTTGATGAGCCCGAGGATCGCGGGTAGCACGATCTCGATCGCGGCGCCCAGCCCGGACACGCCGCCGCCCTCCGCGCCGCCGCCCGCCGCCTGGCCGAACAGCTCGCCTAGCGGTTTGAGGAGCTTGGACAGCTCTTTGATCACGGGAGCTAGCGCGTCGCCGATGGCCCCGACGATCTGCCACAGGGCGGACAGGAGCGGCTTGAGGTTGTTCTCCCACAGCGCCTTGACGATCGGTATCAGGAAGTCGAGGAGCCCGCGCCCTAGCGTGAACACGGCCTCCCGAAAGTCCTTGCTGGCGAGCATCATCGCGGCGAGGCCGGCCACCACGGCGGTCACCGGGAGCGCCAGCCCGCCGAGCGCGGCGCCGACCCCGCCCGCCGGGCCGATGATGCCGGACAGCGCCGGGATGCTGTGCAGCGCCGCCTGCCCGACCGAGCCGAGCCCGCCCGCGAGGAGCTTCGCCGGGCCGAGGATGTTGGTCAGCGCCGGGCCGATCACGGGCAGGCCCGACAGGATTCCGGGCGCCACGAGCGCGGTCAGCGCGCCCGCCGAGACCAGGATGGCGGGGCCGAACCGCTTGATGATCTCGACCACCCGTTCGATTTGCTCGGGCTTGAGGTTTTTGAGCCACTCCGTCCAGGTCTTGACCAGCCCCTCCAGCGGCCGGATGAGCTGCATCACCGCGACGGACAGGGCATCGAAGATCGGCCACAGGACCCCGCCCGGCTCGACCGCCGCGGACAGCGCCTTGGCCATGTCATAGGCGAGGATGATCACGGGGCCGAACGCCTGCACCAGGCCCTCGCCGACGCTGACCTTGATGTCGTCGGTCACCCGCTTGAAGGACCGGAGGACCTTGCCCGGCTCCTCCATCGCGAGCTTGTAGGCACCCGCGACCTTGCCGCCCTCCTGGAGCACGGCGTTGAGGGTGGCCTGCGCCTTCTCGCTCTCGGTCAGCTCGCCGCGCGTCTTGCCGAGGGTCTTGGCGTACTCGTCCTGCGCCTTCGTCGCGTTGACCTGGATACCGGCGTTGCGGAGGACCATCGTGTTCTGCGTGGTGATCCCATGCACCAGGTCATCGAGGACCTCGGTCGAGTTGCGGCCCGAGATCACCGCCGCGTCCTGCGCCACGGTGGCGAGCTTCTGAGCGTCGGCCAGGTCGAGGTTTGACCGGACGAATTGGGCGGTGAGGCCCTGCGCCACGCCCAGCTCGATCCCTTGGTTCTTGACCGCGCCGACCACCTTGCGCAGCTCGTCGGCGGTGATCCCGTTCGCCTTGGCCAGGGCTTGCAACGCGGCGTCCATCTCGCTCGCCCGAGCCGCGCTCTTGAACGCCTCCACCCCGAACCCGGCCGCCGCGACGGTGGCCCCGGCGATCCCGGTCGCTACCGCCTTGCCGGTCGCGGCGGCGAGCCCGCCGACCGCGTGGAGCCCGGCCGACATCGAGCTGCTGATGTTCCCGGCCGCCTCGTGGCCGGCCTGCGAAGCCGCCCCGGAGATGTCGGCCCGCAGGCCCTTCGTGTCGGCGGTGACCGGGATCGTCAGGTTCCCGTAGGTGTAACTGGCCATCGAGGCCCCTCACCGTGACACCGGGGATTCCGGCGAGCTGCCGCGCCGCGTCCATCCACGACCCGGCCTTGCGCGGCCCCTCATCCTCGGCGCCGTTTCGTGAACCGGCCGCCGGGGGAGCGTGCTGCGTTATGCGATTCGCGTAACGCGACGGCCGGGGGATCGGCTTCGGCCGCGGAGCGTTCTTGGCGCCGTGCGCCTTCATCGTGACCCACGTCAGCGCGGCCACGGAATCGACCAGCACCGCGAGCAGCTCGGCCTCGGTGCTCCACAGAGCGCCGGGGTTGCGGGCCTGCGGCGGGAGCCGGTCGAGCAGCACCGCCACCCGGCGGGTCGAGACGGCCGGGTCGAGGGTGTCGATCCCGTAGGCCAGCATTAGCGCCGCTTCGATGTCCGGGTTGAACCTGGCCGCACAGGTCGCCTGGAATTTGGGAGGCTCAGCCCGGCCTGGATCGCGCCCGAGGCCCGGAACAGGGCGGTCAGCTCCCCGATCGTCAGCCCGGCGTCGCAGAGCTTGTCGTAGGTGTCCGGGCCGATCAGCTCGGCCAGCGCGTTCTCCAGGTCGCCGAGAGCCAGCGCCCGGACGGTGGTCAGCGGCCACCCGCCCATCGGCGGGAGCTCGTAGGCGCCGCCCTTGTACGTGAACGCGAACGGGGCAGCCGTCGCCTCGGAGGCAGCCGCAGCCTCCAGGTCGAATACGCCGTCGCCGTTTGCGCTCGGGCCGGTGGTCACGCCGCCTTCGAGGTCGCGGCGCCGCTACGGGCACGGCGCGCGGCGTCCGGGTCCTCGGCCGGCCCGAGCATGATCGTGGCCAGGTCGCCCGCGTCGTCCAGCGCCGAGAGGGTGCAGTCCAGCGGCACGGTAGCGCCTCGGGTGATCTGCATGTCCCCCGCGTCGGAGAGCGAGGCCCGCCCGAACGCGATCCGCAGCACCCGCTCGGCGTCCCGCGAGTCGATCCCCACCGCGTAGAGGTGCTGCGGGGTGTCGCTGCGCAGCTTCATCACGAGCAGGTCGTCGGAGTCCACGGCGCCGGGGTCGGCGTCGAAGTACAGCGCGATGGTGTCGCCGTTGAGCTGCCACAAAACGAACTGGAGCGTCACCGCGCGGCCGGTGATCACCGACCGGATCGGCACGACCGACTGCCACGGGGTGAGGTCGGTCTGATCGACGGACTGGCCCACGGTCGGCCCGTCGTCGGACAGGTAGCCGAGCACCTTCCACGGCGTCGGCCACGGCTCCCACGTGTTGTCGGGCGGCTCGGTGCCCGCCGGGGCGAGCCAGATTCCGGGTCCGTTCGCGGTGCCGACCTGCACCTCAGACGGGTCAAGCAACGGTGCTGCTGGAGGCATGATGCGGTTCCTTCCTACAGAGCCTCGGCAGGAGCCTCGGGGGCTGCGCCTCGGCGGGGATGGACACGGATTTCGTACCGCGCCGTGTATCGCGGCTTGCCGTCGTCGTCGGGCAGCCAGAACGGCCCCTCGACGGCCTGGACGTAACAGATGGCACCCTCCGACCAGGGCACCTCGGGCAGCGCGAGGATCGCCTGCCGCACGGTCTCGGCGAGCGCGCGGGCACCTTCCTTGCGGTTGTGCCGCGCGTCGATCTGGATGAAGTGCGCCCAAATCCAGCCGGTCCCGCCGAGCTGCGCCGCCGAGTAGGCGAACGAGGTCAGGTCGCCGAGCCGGTTGTAGTCGCGGATGTTCGCCCACACCCACGCCTCCGCGTCGGGCTGCACGATCACCGGGGCGCCCATCAAGCACCCCCGGAAGCGAGCGCACGGCCCAGCGGAGCCCTCGCGGGCCGCGATCTCGTGCCGTACTCCACGAACTTCGCGTACGGCGCCGTGTTGATCACGACCGACGTACCGGGGTCGTTGTAGCCCGGCCGCACGACCCAGCTCGACGCCATCCGCCCGGTCCGGCGCGGGGTGTTCGACGCCGCCGCCGACGCGATCCGCTGCGCGGCCTCGGCGACGTTCTGCTGAACGCACTTCCGGGGCGCCAGCGGGTCCGTCACGGTGAACGTGACCCCGTTAGGCATGGCGGGCCTCGGTCGCGGTCGCGGTGAAACAGTCGATGCCCTCGCCGCCCTGCGGGTCGCCGAGGAGCCGGACCTGGCTCAGCGCGTACCACTTGCCGCGGACTCGGGCGGTCGCGCCCTCCAGCGGCTCGGCGTCGGGCGGGAGGTACAGCGTGCCGGACATGATCGTCGCCGGGTCGTGCGGACCCCGGCCGCCGCCGCCGGTCCCGCGCGGGTCGGAGCCGCCCTGCCCGCCCACCGCGAGCTGGAGGTTACCGGCGCCCTTCCAGTACGGGCGGGTGCCCTCGGGCGGCCCTTCCCGCCAGCCGTGCCCGTCGAGGTCGCCGGGCAGGAACAGCTCAACCGGATCGGGCGCCAGGAGCACGCTCACCACCACTCGCCCCCCGGATTCTCGAGTTGGGCCGGTGCCACGGCCAGCGGCACCGACACGCCAGCGGTGAACGAGCGGTGCCACTCCGCGCGGCTCATGGCCAGGCCCAGCGAGCCGCGCGGCATCGCCCGCCCCGTCGCGACCGACTGCGAGCCGGTGGTGACCATCGAGACGGGCAGCTCGGGCGGGAGGGTCGCCGCGTACGCCTCCCACATCAGCGCGGCGGCCAGGTGCGGCTCCTCGTCCCACCAGGCGTCGGCGATGGCCTGCGCCTCGTCGCGGGGCAGCCCGCCGTCAGCGGGCGGCGCGAGCGGAGGTGCCCACGCCTCCCACGACGACGGGCTCACGGGTTACGCCGCCTTCTTGGCGCTGGAGCGCTCGCCAGCCTCGCCTGCGGGCGGGTCGGGCGCGACCAGCCCCAGGAGCCGGGTCTTGGCGAACGGGATCGCCCCGGCGGGCACGCGCGGGGTCACGGGCTTGATGATCGTGCAGCCGAACCTGGCCCAGATCTTGCACGGCACCACATTGTCCTGAAAGCCGCTGACCAGGACCTTGCCCGCGTCGTCGGCGATCGTGCCGGACGGGTCGATGCGGAACCTGATGTCCTCGCGCACGCCGATGACCAGGTAGTCCCACGCGCCCGTGATGAAATCAACGGCGTTGATTGCGGCGTACTGGCTGTAGGCGACCGGCACTCCGTAGATCGTCGGCCGCGTGACCTGGCCGACCTGCTCGGTGCCGAGCAGGAGCGACCCGTTCTTGTCGCGCACCCCTCGGAACTGGCCCTTGGCGCCGATGTCCGCGGAGTGCCCGGTCACGTTGAGGCCCTGGCCCTCGACGTAGCTCATCGCGTTGTTCACGGCGTCCACCGCGTCGATCGCGAACGGGAACGGGTTGCCCGGACCCACGACGCCGCCCCCGCCGACCCCCATCGAGTAGAGCGGCCCGGTGACCCCGCCGACCGGGAAGGTGGCCGGGATTCCGGCGCCGCCGAACAGCACCGTCTGATCGAGCCGGATCGCGATGGCCTCGGCCATCTTCGGCCGCGCCCAGTTCCACAGGTTGATCGTGTTGTCATCGAGATACTGCTGAGGGATGGCCACCACGGCGGCGATCTCCTCAGCCGTGATCACCTGCGGGACCAGGGTCAGGTCGGTGTACGGCTTGCGGCCGGGACCGGCGGGCGGCGCCGCCGCCCCGGTGACCCACTGCGCGGCGGGGAGCTTGCCGGTCACCGGAAGCTCGGTGATCCGGGTGCCCATCGGCATCGTCTGGGCGAGCTGGAGCACCGCTGAGCGCTGCTCCACCTCTTGGATGACCTGCTGGCTGTACTCGTGGGGGATGATCCCCGAGAAGTCGGATAGCTGCGGTGCCATCGGCACGGCCTTTCAGCGAGACGTGGATAGGGTCTCGCCGCGTTTCCGCGCCACCGGGCCAGCGCCGCATCACGCCGCGCGCTGGCCGGGCCTCGGGATCACCCCTCGTTAAGCGCCCGGATTCGGCTACCGGCTGCCGCCGCATCACGCCGCACGGCATCGACGGTCAGCCTACGCTCGGTGATCAGACCGAGCTAGCCCCGCCGCCCGAGCGTCTGCCGGAAAAAGTCGCCGTCGCCGTTCGGCTGACCCTGCGGGCCGGTCGGCACGCGCCCGCCGGGAGCCGGGACCGCCGCGAGCTGCTCGACCAGCTTGGCGATCCTGGCCTTGTCGGGCTGGCCCTTGTCATCGAGCAGCTTGCCGAGGTCCATCGCCGCGAGCGCCGCGTCGGGGTTGGCGAGCTTCCCGGCGGCCTGCACCTTGAACTCGGCGCCGGCCATGACCAGCGCGGACTCTTTGGCGGCCTCGGCGCGGCCCTCCTCGCGGGCCTTGGCGATAGCCTTCTCGGCCTCGGACATCCCGGCCGCCCTGAGCGCGTCGAGCTGCTTCTTGGCCTCGATCCGCTGCCGCCGCTCCTCCTCCAGCGAGGCGGTGAGCTTGGCCACGTCCTCGGCGGTCGGCGGCGGGGCGGGAGGTGCGGGCGGGGTCGGCGGGGTCGGGGGCGGGGCCGGGGGCGCCGGGGGCGCGGGCGGGTCGCCGGTCGGCGGGGCGGGAGGCGCGGGCGGTGGCGGGCTGGTCATGGCGTCGGGGCTCCTTGCGGCTCGGGTGGCGTCGGGATGGGTGCGGGGCCGGGCGGCGGGACGGGCGGCCGGGGCCGGGACGCTTCCTCAGCCTCGGCCAGCTCCTCCCACCGCTCGATCTCGGTTTGGGTCGCGCCCCACTTCTCCCACAGCACCTCGCGGGGCACCCCGAGCGTACGCATCTTGACCAGGGCATCGACGCGCTGGCCCTCGGAGCGGGTCTCGAAGTCGGCCCAGATCACCTCGGCGGACAGGTCGGCCGCGCCGGGGCTGCCGACCAGCGCGAGCGCGGTACGGATGACCTCCTCGTGCGCCTCGCCGATGTGCAGCGACCGGCGCCGGACCTTGGCCACCAGGCCCGCCTCGGCCGCCTTGATCGCGTCGGCGGACAGGTTGACCATCGTCCCGAGGAGGTAGTGCGGCGGGGTCTGCGTGATCGCGGCCAGGTGGTTCACGTCCTGCGACACCGACTCCAGGTAGCCGCCGAGGGTGCTCTCGGGGATGGCCCCGAACCGGCCGTCCGGGGATTCGTTCGTCAAGAGGCGGTTGGCGCCGACATCGAACGGGCGCACCACCCGCACGGCCTCGCCGTCCTCGGTCTTGATCACGTCGCGGGCGATGCGGATACCCGTCGCCCAAATCTGCCGGAACGCACCGTAATCGGTCGCGACCATCCTGTTGAAGATCGTCGTGTTGATGCGGTCCTGGATCGGCATGGCCGGGGTCAGCTCCGAGCGCGGCCACCCGATAGTCCGCGGCTGCGGCACGACCTCGATCAGGGCGGCGCCGGGGTTCCGCTCGATCTCCGGGCCGATCGCGTTCGGGTGCCACGTCCATATCTCGTCGGCCGTGATCAGGACCTCGGTGTAGGGGCCGCCGAGCTCCTCGGCCCACCGCTTGTAACCGGCCCGCCGACGCCGCCGGTTGCCGGGCTCGTACAGGACCGTGGCCTCCAGCGGCGACTCCGGGCTGATGGAGACCCCCGAGGCGTTGGCGTCGTCGGGCTGCACCAGCACGAACGAGGAGCCCATCACCAGCGCGTCGGTCTGCACCAGCTCGGCGTCCGCGTCCATGCTCGACGCCTGCCAGATGGCCCACGCCGCCTCGGAGTCGGCGTCGTCCTCGAACCGGAACCCGGTCACCTGGAGCCGCTCGGCGACCGCGTTGACGACCAGCTCGCACCAGTTCGCGCCGGACTCCTGGAGGAACGTGCGGAAGGTCTGCCGCTCCTCGGTGTCCATGAGCGCGATGATCGCCTCCTCGCCCTCGTAGTAGTCCAGGAAGCCACGGGCTCGGCCCGACTGCTGGTCGAGCCGGTGCGCCGCCGCGCTCCGCAGGTCATCGATCTCGGCCATAGCCGCCTCCTAGAATCCGGCCGCCGCGTAGTCCTCAGACCGGGCCGACCGGCGCAGCGCCCGGTCCAGGCCCATCACGGCGGCCACGATGCCGTCGATCTTGTCGGCGGATCGTGCCTTGTCGAACTTCACGTTTCCCGCACCGTCCGTCCGGGTGACCGCGTTCGACGCCTCCCACCCGGCGAGCCCGTTATGCCCGTGGTGGAATTCGCCCGCCGCGATCAGCCGCAGGAGCTCCGCGCTCGATGCGCTCATATTGCGCGCAGATTGCGCGAACGGCACCATGACCCACCCGTCGTCGCCGAGCTCCACCGCGAGCTGCACCGCGTTCCACGGGTCGAACGCCAGCTCGCGGATCACGTAGACCAGCCGGTCGCCGTTGAGCGCCGTGCGGATCGACTCGTAATCGGTGACCGGCCCCTCGGTCAGCGTCAGCTCCCCGCGAGCCACCCACACCTCGGCCTTGCCGCCGGTCCGCCGGGACAGGTCAGCCAGCCGCGCGGCCGGGCAGAAATGCCGCCAGATCACGTCGTAGCCGTCGTCGCCGGGGAAGATCAGCGCATAGGCCGCGAGGTCCTGCGTGGCGGCCAGGTCCAGGCCCCCGAAGCACTCCCGGCCGGCCAGGTGGCCGGGCAGCTCGGCGGCCGGCACGTCGCCCGCGGACTCGTCCCACACCGGCATCAAGATCGCGCGGCCCACCTTCGACACCGGCCAGTTGAGCCGGAACTGCTTGAACGACCGCTCAGCGGCCGGGTTCCGCTGCGCCGTCCGGCACTCGGCCGCGAGCACCCGCTGGGAGAGGAAGTCCCCCAGAGCCGGGTTCGCCTGCTTCCACGTCGCGGGCTTCGTCCAGTCGGCGCCCTCAGCCGAGCGGTAGATCACCACCAGCCGCTCGGGCTCCAGCTCGGGGTCCTCAGCCACCCGCTCGGACCACTCCCGCTCGCTGGCCGCGAACCCGGCCGGGTCGGACTCGGCGGTCGTGGCGAGCATCAGGAGCGGCTGCGCGCGGGTGCCCATGCTCGTCTTCATCGTGTCGAACAGCTCCCGGCCGCGCTGCGTCAGCAGCTCGTCAATCACGGCGCCGCTCGGCTCCTCCCCGAGGTTGCCCTCCGCGTCACCCGGAGCCACCGCGTAAAACGAGTTGGTCGTCTCATCCACGATCCGCTCCGCGCCGCGGATCACCTGGAGCCGCGCCCGCAGCACCGGCGAGTTGGCGACCATCCGCGCCGCGACCCGGTAGACCAGGCCCGCCTGCCCGGAGTCCAGCGCCAGCCCGTAAATCTCCGCGCTGGCCTCGCCGTCCGCGCACAGCAGGTAGAGCACCAGCCCCGACAACAGCTCGGTCTTGCCGTTCTTCCGAGCCACCGACAGGTAGAGGATGCGGTATCGGCGCACGTACCGGCCATGCTCGTCATCCCAGACCACGGTCCCGATCAGCGGCGCCACGATGTCCTCGCGCTCCCACCGCGTCAAGATGAACGGCTTGCGCGCGTACAGCCCCTTGGTGTGGGTGAGCAGCTCGGCGAAGAACGCCACCACGTGCCGGACCCGGCCCGCGCACCTGTGCTCACCCCGCTTGCGGCACCTCGTCCCGTCCAGCTCGTAACCGCAGACCGGCGCCAGGCTAGCCATCGGTCAGCAGCCGCTCAGCCGCAGCGAAGAACCCGGCCTGCACCCGCAGCCCCGACCGGGCCGAGGGTGTGAACCCGAACTCCCGCGCCATCACCCGCAGCGCCGCCTCCGCATCACGGACCTGCGACCACAGCGGATTCTTGGCGAACACCACCTCCTCGCCCTCCTCGGCCTTCCCCCGCTTGAACACCGGAGGCGAGGAGGCCGCGAGCTGGGAGAGCCGCCTCCACCGGGCGAAGCACTCGCAATAGGCGGCCAGGAGGTCAACATCGACCGCCGTGATCACGCCCATCGCTTCGAGGTGGGGCTCCAGCTCGGCCCACTTCCGCTGCGCCTCCGACGACAGGTAGGGAGGCATGACGATGGGCAGCGATGCGGGGCGGGGCTCGTTGCGATTGACCCGCTCGGGATGCCCCCCGTGCAGCACTCGCAGCCGGGTCGGCTTGGGCGCCGGTCCCCTAGCCCCCACGGCGCCGCCCCAAAACAGGCCGCGCCCGCAGCGGAGCGGGCCGGTAGGGGGCGACACGGGCACGGGCCGGGCGGTGCGGTCTGCGGGGCACAGCGGGGCGCACAGGCCCGCTCAGCGCCACGCGCGCCGCGCTCGCGACAGCGGCGGGCCGCGCGGACCGGACCGCGCCGCCGACTCGCGGGTGGGGGGTGACCCCCCGAGTCCCGTCTCTCTGAGGGTCCTTCGTCGCGCCTCTGTCACCGACCCAGGTT